CGTCGGCGTACCCGCAGTGCTTCTGGGGCGCTGACAGAACCTATCAAACCTCGTCCACAATTCCCGTTATTTCGTCGTTTTCTCCGTCTTCCTCTGGGTCAATCTCAAATTCACCCGTTAGTTTCTGTTTATTCAATTCAAATTGCTTTTCAGCCAGCGTCAAGCGTCTGTCCTCCAACTCATAGGCTTTGATGCTGTCCAGCTGCTTAATGATACGCCCATGCAGCTTGTTTAGTTCGGCTTCCACTTTCATTGCCCTGTCGAATGGGCTTGACTTGATAATGGATTTCATAGCCGTTTTGTATATCTCCTTGCCGCCCTCTGGGTCTGCTGCCTGCGTCTGCTCCATGCCGCAGTCTTCTTCCTCCCGGCGTTCCTCCATACTCTTTGGTACAATCATGTGTACTACCTTATCAGTGTAGAAGCCCCCGGCGTCTGCTGCTTCATACTGTTGCAGTAGGCTTTCCAGATAGGCTTTGCGTACATACAACGCCTGCAATTCATTCATCATTTGCGATAGTGCAGACGGCGTGCCCATGTTCTTTATTGCTTCTGCCTGCTCCGGGTCTATATCCTCATAGCCCGCCTGTGCAAAGGCACCATGCGTCACGGCGTTTTTATTCCCCTTTTTTGCTGGGGTTTTTCCTGCTGCATTTTTATTTCCCTTTTGCCCCCCTCTTTTTCTGGGCTTCTTTTTTAACGTTTCTTCCCAGCTGTCTTCTGACTTCCATTTCCTTATACGGCTTTCCGGCACACCTGCCAGCTTCGCCAGTTCTGCTGTTCCAATCTTGCCGTCTGCGTCCAGATAGCGTTGTAGCGACTTGTCCCGTTCTGGGTTGCGTGGTCTTCCCATGTCCTCACCTCTTTTCGTTTGTTTTCATTCTTCCGAACCCTCCCGGTTTACGGAAGTATAAAAAAATTATGGGCTTTGTAATTTCAAAAAATCGTCAAAGCCCACTATTGCCAACGTGCAAATATAACGGCGTAAAGCCTGCTTTACTGATATAAATTATATCAGCAAATCGCAGGCAATGGCGGGCAATGATTGCTTTATGCAACCTTATGAAATTGTGAAATAATCTGGTTCTTTCCGAACCTCTGTGAAAGCGTTTCAAGGGCATTATCTCTAATGTTCTTGCACTGCCGTTCACTGTATGCGTTCCGTTCCGCTACTCGCTCCCATTTGAGGTTGTGAATGTAAAAATCAAAAATAATGCGCTTTTCTTTCAGTTTCAACCTTGAAATCTCCTGTAACATCTGCGCTTTGAGGTTCTGCAACTGCTGCACCTTTTCTTCATACTCTCTGATTTCTCCGCTGACATAATCTGGAATGTTCAACGCCATATTTTCTGTTTGTCGTGATATATTATTTTTTCCCTTTGGAAGACCGTCGCACTGTATAGCGCCAATGGGGTTGTAGTATTGGTCCGTTAAATCAGTTATGATTTTTCTGTAAATGCTCACCTCCCCGTCTATGTCCTTGTAGTATTCCAACAATTCAATCACCTTGCTTTTTTCCATTGCCTGCGCCATTTGCTATTCCTCCATTTCTTGCCTTTCTGCCAGTCTTTCCCGGCTGTCAATCATGCACGTCAGTTTCGGTTTCCTCTGCTGCCTGCTGCCGTTCCTCATACCCCATGCATTTCATGTATCTTTCCGGCTTTCCGCAGCGTTCATAATATTTGCAGTCAACGCACACGTTTTCTTTCATTTGCGTTTCCTCCGTGATATGTACCCGGCACATTCTGGCTGCCCTCTCAATAGCTGCATAGAACACGCCCCGCCGCACTCATAAGCCTTTGAAATATGCTTTGTGCATTTTACGTTTGCACACTGATTGCGGCAGAACACGTGCATTTCGTCCGTGTCAACCATTATTACTGGTCTTTCCATTCGCTGTACCTCCGTTTCTCCTTACGAACTGGAAACACCACGCTTCATCACGCATGGTCTTTATTACTCCGTCTTCGTCAATGTATACTGCGTCAATGAATTTCGGCTGTGGCGGGGTCCCGTCCTCTGCGGGTCCCCTGTCAAAATCAAGTATAATTTGCAGTACGTTGTATACTCTTTCATGGACTATCATTTTATAGTCCGTCATGTTTATTGGCACGTCCTCACCTCCTATTCATCAAATGCCGTGACATTGAAACCGATAATGCAGTAATCATCATCAAGCCCCGTCCAGTCTGCCCAGATATAAACAATCTCAACGTCAATCTTGCGTCCTGTCGCTTTTCCGTCCGTGAACTCTCCCAGTTCCAGTTCCTCACCGATTTTGAAGCCGTCTTTTTTCAGCAAAAGGAACGTCAGCTTGCCTGCGGTGATTTCAGCGTACTTCTGCGGCGTCAATCTAATGTCCCTCTGCTTCTGCTGACCGTCAGACGGTAACTGCTGCATTTTTTCTTCCTGTTGCTTCTCACGCAGCTTCTTTCTGGTTTCCCGGTCAATAGTTGCCTGTTCCTCGTTGTATCGTTCTTCGTCCGTCTTTTGGGCTTCTCTGCGGTTCTTATAAGCATTGCAGCTTGTCACGGTTGCTGTCTTGTCGTGGCAATCCTCATAATGTGTGCAGCTGTAACACAATGACGTTATCTGCTCCGGCTGCGGGTCCACATATTCTGGCTGCTGCCCGGCGGCTTCCTCTGCTCCCTCTGTTCCCTCTGCTCCCGTTTCCGTTTCTTCCTCCGGCTTCTGGTCTTCTTCGCCCTCTGCGGTCGTTGTTTCCTCTCCCGCTGCCTGCTGCTGGTCTTCAAACTGGTTCATGTCCATTTGTCCCGGTATCTGCTGCGCCGCTTCATAGTTCTTCTTTAACTGCTTAATATCTGCTATTGTCAGCACCTCATTTTCCCGGAACATTTCTGCCGCCTGCTGCTGATAGTCTGCCGGAAGCCCGGACGCTTCATAAATTACAGATACAACAATTCTGTTTGCCTTAAACTCTGCCATTAACTCTGGAATGAGGTTGTTATATATTGCCTTATATCTTCCAATCTGTGCAGGTGACGTTTCTATGATTTCAGCCAGCAAATCACGGGTTCTACCCGGAATACTCATGCTTTCTTTCAATTCCAGCACCAGTTTTTCTGTTTCCAATGCTTCTGTCATGCGTTCCCAGTCTGTCTTTTCACGGAAGCGGTTTGCCATAATCAGTGCCAGTCTGTCCAGAATAGCGTTTTTCTTTGGCTTGATTAAGATTGGAACACGTCTGAAACGCTCTTTTCCCTCGTCCACCAGCTGCATGACCGCAAGGCGTCTTCTGTGTCCTGCGATAATGCGGCGCTTGCCGTCTTCTTCTTCATCAGTGACCAGCAGCGGTTGTAATACTCCCAGAAGTTCTATGGACTGTTTCAAGTCCTGCACATCTTCCACGCTGTAAAAATTGCCTTTGGACGGTATAAGGTCGTAAATATCAGCGGTACTGCTCACGCCGTCTTCCGGCGTGGCAATCTCTGCTGTTTTCTCCTCCTTGTTTTCCTGCACTGCTGCTTCTCTGGAACGCTCATTTAATAATCTTGTCAGATTGAATTTCGGTGTTGTTCCTGCCATGCTTTTTCCCTCCTAACGTGTCCGAATTGGTCACATCTTCAACCACTCGTCCACCAATGCTTTATAGTCTACTGCTGCTCCGCAACGTGGTGAATACAGAATGATTGGCAATCTCTCAAACGTGCTGGGCTTCATTTTCGGTGTCTTTCTGATATGCGTATTGAAAACCGGGTATTCAAGTGTTTTCAGAAATTCTTCCCCCTGTGTGTCCGCTTCATTGGTTCTGTCGTACTGGGTGACAAAGCAACCGCAAAAGCGCAGCTGCGGGTTCAAATCCTCACGGGTGTTGTCAATCTGTTCTTTCAGCTCTGCCAACCCGTCAATCGCAAAATCATCAATAGTGATAGGCACCATGACGTCTTGTGAAGCCACCAGCGCATTGATTGTGGAAATGTTAATGTCCGGGGCGTTGTCAATAATGCAGTAGTCATATTCCTGCTGTAACCCGTCAAGAAACTTCACAAAGCGGGTCTGCTGCGGTCTGGACTGGTCCAGCATGACTTCCAAATTGGCTGTCAGCAGGTTCATGTTTGCTGTGATAATGTCCAAGCCGTCATAATCGGTGTGCTGGATAACTGCTGCCGGGTCAATGCCACGCTGGGTCATAACCTCTGCGGTTCCCTTATGGTCGTAACTGTGGCGGTTCAAAATCTTGCTGGCGTTCCCCTGCTTGTCGTTGTCGATTAACAGGACTTTGCAGCCGTGTATTGCTGTCAGAATGTGTGCCATATTAACGCTGGAAATGGTCTTTGCCACTCCACCTTTTAAGTTAATGATTGATAATGTTTTCATGGGGTATTCCTCCTTGTATCTGGTATGTTTATAGTTTCTTTTCCCAGTAATGCACGGGACGGGACTTGAACCCGCACCCGGCAGCTTCGGGGGCTGCTGCGCTATCCATTGCGCCACCCGTGCTTTTTAAATCTCAAAATTATTTGTTGCTAATGCAAGGTTCAGCAACGCTTCTTCCTGTCCGCATATATTGTAATACTCGCTTATCAAGTTCATAGCGGTGTATACATAGCCTTTCTTTGTCAGTTCCTCTACCAACTTTTCAATGCAACACCAGCGGTTCCCGTCGCCTTTCTCTGCGCACATTTCCTGCAACTCTTTGAAAATTTCTCTTTTTCTTTCTCCCAGCTTTGTGATTTCTCTATTCCAGTTTGTGTATGCTTCTTTTAACTGCTTCTTTGTCATTGCTTATACCTCCGTTTTCTATGTTGTGTTGTTGTTCCTTTGACTGTCTTTATTATATACTTACGGAAGTATAAAAGCAATCGACATTTTACACAATCTTACGGAAGTATATTTGTGCATTTTGTATACTTCCGTAAGTATTTATTTTTATCTGCCACG